CTTTCCAGATATCTTCATCCCACATGAAACAAAGATTATAGAAGTGAAGAGCACATGGACTTATCAACTAAAGCGTGAGATCATTCTTGCAAAGCAGAATGCGACACTCGCATGTGGGTATTCTTATGAGATATGGTGTTATACAGGGAAAGGACAGCGTGTAGACCCATCCACGCTCTAAGACCCCCACACTTCGTCCAATCCAGCGCCGAAAAGACACTGTCTCCAAGCAGCATGTTCGCACGGGCCAACGACACGACCGATCGTATCTCTCTCCGTGAACAGACACTGAGAGAGATCACGATTATGCAACACGAAAAAACCGCCATGGCCCTCGCCAAGGAACTCCTCACACGGATTCGCACCGCTGTGCGCCTCTCCCCCTCCGGCACACCGATCAGCGCCTCTGTTTCATCGAATGAGCCGGATGGTGTCACCATACGGGACTGGGCCGATCAGCGAAAGCCCGTCGAGGATCTTCTCCAAACGGAAGAGCATCCAATCAAGGTTCACTACGAGCACTGTTGGTGGTCACTGGGGCTCTGCTGCCGTCCTCGTCATCGTCTCGTCGCAACACTGGACCCATTATCCGCCTAAGCCGGTACGGGAGTCATCTGAACCGGCCCGAGGAGCCCACCGTCCTCACAGACACGCCAGTGAACGTGCGACTCAATCCGCCCGTGAACCGGAACCGTATACGGTTGCGGCTTACGGATGCGCAGCGTGGCATGGCCTGCTCCATCTGCTGTCGTCACACCCGCATTCGCAAAGCCCAGATAGGCCTGCTGCCAGGTCTTGATCCGTGCGAGTCCCTCCGTCGCCGGCTCCGCCGCCCAGAACAGGATCTTGGCATGCGGTGTCAGTCCCGACAGAGACACGGCGACATCCGCATGCTCAGGCGTAGCCTCCGGGATAGCGGCGCACGGCAGCACGGTCTCGCCGAGGAACGGCAAATAGGTGTCCCGATGGAATGCGATAGAGAGACCCGCCAGGCCCACCGCGACATAGACCGCATTCGCCAGAGCACCGCGGCCCAGAAGAGCCGCCACCGCATTGAATCCGAACGCGCCGATGAGACCCCAGTTCAGCGCACCAACAACAACGAGCATCATGGCGGCCAGATGAAGCCACTTGTCGAGCATTCCTCCTGCTGTAGGGCGGGCAAAAACTGACAGGGTGGTGTAGGGTCGCAAGCGGCGCGGACAGAGATGTTTGCCCATCTGAAACCGAAGCTAGCGCAGCCACGTCGTACGATTCTCCTTCTCTCTGGTTGGCCGGGGTCCGGCAAAGATGCCGCCGCATCACTTCTGATGGAAGAGTGCGGATTCACCCGCTATGCCTTTGCCGATCGCCTCCGCCAGGAGGTGAGCCAGCGCACGGGGTTGCCGACATCCCTCTTTCAGTCCCACGGACTCAAAGACGAACAGCTGGTGACTCCGTGTCCTCTGTATCCCGCCGCGGAGACTCCGCGGGACATCCTGCGTGCGCATGCCAAGCAGGCACTGGCGGCGCACCCAAACTGCTATAGCCGCGCGGTCGCGGAGGCGATTCGGGAGGACTCCTGTGCCCGTGCTGTGATCAGCGACTGGCGGACCCTCGATGAACTCCAGGTGATCCAGGAAGCCTTCCCAACGGCGGAGATTCTCACGATTCGGATCACGCGAGCCCGCGCCGCGGCACCCCCGTCGCTAGCCACCATCGAACATGAACTGGATGCCTTTCCCTTTGCACTACGGATTGCCAACGACGGAACTGTCAGTGATCTACGGGATGCGCTCCATCAGGTCCTGCGGCCACTCATTCACGGTACCGTGGGATACCAAATTTAAGAACAGTATCGCCGCAAAGCGGGAATACATTTTTGTATTGGCATCCGGGGTTGCGAAGCAATCCCTACGTTGATGCGCCGTGTGCGGCGCATCTCCCACGCTAACGTGAAGTGCTATTCATTAAAATAGATGGTCTTAGATTTAGCACTTCACGGTTCACGGTACTGCGTCGATCACTACCGGCTAGACACGCTGCAGCGCATGTGCCTGGAGCGTGTAGATCGGCGCATCCTCCGGGATATCGCGACGACGGCAACGGAACGCGCAGTCAAACAGAGGCAGTGTCAGTTGCTGCGCAGGGACAGCATTCACCGCATCTCGTGCGATGGCACAGTAGAGATCAAAGGTGGGATAGCGTTCGCGACCGCTGGGTGTCCGCAGAATATTCCGCCCATGGCGATCCGTGAGCCACAGCCACAGCAGATTCCAGAGAGGCGACACCGTCTCAGCCTGAACGCGACCCGGCTCCCGTGTGAGGACACTCTGGGGATCCACAGCAGCCGGCGGCTCGGGCCACAGAGTTTCTAACATCGCCACCGCGAGGCGGCAGAGATCAAACGACTTGTTCGGCACTACCTTTGGCTGCCCTTGTGTCATGTAGGGGCCGCAGTTGTACTGACCCGCAGCATCGGCGCCAGGTGCGTAGGCATCAGGAAACCACATGCGCCCCTCTGCCGCCGCAGCAGGAGGACGGAAGGTCGCACGACCGAAATCGATGATCTTCATGATGCGCCCGTAGGTCGGCACACGGTAATAGCGGTCGCCACCGAGGCCGCCGACTACATGGTAGAATAAATGTGTCTCACCGGTACCGCACCACATGATGTTGTTGGTGTGGAGATCATTATGGATAAGATCATAGGCGGACTGCGCAGCGGTCAGACCCGCAATCACCTGGAACATCCACGCTGTCCAGCGCTGCTCCTTAGTCTCCCGCATATCGGGCGTGGCGATCTCCTCATCCTCCTCATCTTCCATGAGATCATCCATGGTGCCGTCGCAGCGCTCTAGGATCGTGGTCTGGACGGGGAAGTTGCGCATGAGCACCTTGTATTCGACATCATCATCGTCCTCCTCCTCATTGCTGCTGCCGTTGCTACGGCGACTGACCCGATCATCCTCCTCTCCGCCTCCGATCCGCGCCAGGCGCAGACGAGGGCGATTCACCGTGGCAGACCCCGAGATGTCGATATCGGCCTCCTCGAGATCTGAGAGCTCAGAGGACTCCGAGGAGCCGCTCTTCGATGTCGCACTGGGCGTCTGCTCTTGCTCCTCGTTCTCCTCTGTTTGGCTGCTGTCCTCAGAGCCCTCAGACTCCACATCTGTCAGTGACAGTTCCTCCGCCGCAGCATCCAATCGCTGTCGAACATCATCCCACGGCCGCGTCACCTGCGTCTGAATTGTAGGATCCCATGGATCATGTGCAATGATCGTCAATGAGCCGTTTTGAAGCCCCTCGGCGAACCAGTCCTCCATTTCTACATCCGGCATGTCATCCGTCATGTTATACCAGTAGGCCGGCACACGGGCATTGTAGGTTCCAAAGAACCGACAGAAGTGCGGAGAACGCCCCGTCTCCACAAGGCGACTCACCATCGCCGCCGCCACGACATCCGTGTAGGCCTCATTGTAGGGATCATTCAGCTTCCGGAGTGCGCGCTGCCAGGGCCCCCGCTGTGCAGGAAGTGCCCCATCAGCGGGAAGCAGATACTCACCGGCCAGGACATCGATGGGGTTCACGAGGTGCATCTGGCGGAACCAGACGGGTGTCCGCCGCTGAGTCTTCGTGATGAGATGCTCCACTAGGGCGGTGCCATCGGAACTCACATCGAGAGCCAGTTCCGCGGCGGCGAGCACCGGATTCTCCTTGGCGGCACCACCAACAACGCTCAGACTCGGAAAGAGGATCTCCATGGAGGGAAAGTAGGTCTGGATGACCGGGGTATCGGCGACTGTGGGTGGCGGCCGCGACACATAGAAGAGCCGCAAGTCGGACGGAATCGTGCGGCCCATCTCTTGGTCCGGGCTGTGGTTCTTCGCCGCTACGTTTGAGCGCGGTGCGCAGAGTTAGCATACAAAGGAAGGAATGGGCTCCAGTCCTAAGGTATTGACTGTTCGGTTACGCAAATTCCCGATGGATCTACGGCCCGGTGTGACCCTCTTGGTTGGAATGCAGAATACTGGCAAAACGACGATGGTGCGAGATCTTCTCTGGCACCATCAGGATCTCTCTGCAGCCTCTGCGATCGTTGGGGTAATCGATGAACATCCACGCATGCAGACCCTCATGGGGGATGATCATGTGTCTGATGAGTATTCAGCGGAACGAATGGCTGCCATTGTTGAGCAGCATCGTGCAACAGGAGGTCCGACGGTGATTCTGTTGGATAACTGCCTGTACGAGTCAGCAGTGTTTGATGACCCCGTTATGCGTGATCTCTTTGAGATCGCAGAGACGACGCAGACATGCGTTCTTATCACAATGTTGTATGCGATGGGAATCCCACAACGAATGCTGAATCGTGTTGGACGCGTATGTCTTTTCCGCGAGAAGATTTCCGCTAATCGTCGACGGCTGTATCAATGCTATGCCACATGGATTCCAGAGTTTGATATCTTCTGTCAGGTGTTGGACCAATGCACGGATGACTATGGATGCCTGGTGTTGGATACCCGTGCGGATGATCTTCCATGGGAGGACCGTATCGCCTGGGCGAAGGCAGAGATGCGTCCGGCATTTCAACTGGTTGCCGCATTGGCGGAGTCTGATCGACCGATTACCGATTCCGGTTAATTCCGATTCCGGTCAATTCCACTGAATAAAACCTATGCCCGACGATAATGTCTGCCCCTCCTGGCGCGCCCCCGAAACGGCTCAATCTCCGTCTGCGTAAATTCGACATGTCGCGGATCAAGCACGACAAGGTCGTGGTATTCATCGGTAAGCGTGAGACCGGCAAGTCATTCTTGGTGCGCGATCTCCTCTGGCACAACCAGACGTTGCCCTTCGGCACCGTGATTTCCGGCACGGAGGGTTCCAACGAGTTCTACAGCAAACTCGTCCCGCCGATCCTGATCCACGATGAGTATAGCCCGCTCATCATCGGCAATGTGCTGAAGCGCCAGAAACTGATCGGCAAGAAGATTGTGAAGGATCTGGCGGAGCGGGGTACGACCGCTGTCGATCCGCGGAACTTCCTAATTCTGGATGACTGTCTTTATGACCAGTCATGGATTCGCGACAAGAACATCCGTTATCTGTTCATGAACGGGCGTCACGTCCACACGATGTTCATCATCACGATGCAGTATGTGCTCGGCATCCCACCGAGTCTCCGTACGAATATTGATTTCGTGTTCATCCTCCGTGAGAACATCGTGGCCAATCGCCGTCGCATCTACGAACAGTTCGCTGGTATGTTCCCTGATTTTGATTCGTTCTGTCAGGTCATGAATCAGTGCACGGAGAATTTCGAGTGCCTCGTGATCGATAACAACGCGAAGTCTAACAAGTTGGAGGATCAGGTCTTCTGGTATAAGGCCGCGCCGCATCCAGAGTTCCGCCTGTGCTCTCCTGAACTGTGGGCGCAGTCGGCGAATCACTCACGGGATGATGAGAAGGATGATGATTTTGACCCTGGCGCGCCGCCTGGGGCGAAGCGCAAGTATCAGCTACAGGTTCATCGGGGGTAGGGCGACTGTCCAAAATTCTCAGTTAGACACCAAAATGAGTTGTCGGCGTCGTGGAGGTGGCTGCCCTGGATCTGAGATGCCTGGATCGGGCTACTGTAAGCCAACGAATCCGGTGCTTGCGCAGGAGACGAAGAGTGCGATGGATGCTCTGTTGGCAGCACGGGCGGCACAGGATGCGAAGTGGGCTGCTGCTTGGACAGCTCCTTCGGCTATGACGACAATGTCTACCCAGTCGAGCCAAACCCTCCCTCTCCTCGCACAGTCTCGGGCGCAGGGAGTTCCGCAACAACGATAACCTCCTTCCACGGTACCAAGTCTGCCGCAGCAACCTGACAGATCCGCACAGGATACAACTCCTTTCCCAGCCCCACCGAGCGCACAGCCGCTGTTAGAACACCTCGATAGGTCGCATCAATGAGCCCCATCGAGTTGGCAAGCATCCAGGTGGTCTTACTGATCGATGAGCGTGGGGCTAGCCAGAACGCCCGTGGCAGACCAGCATCGTCCAGTGCTACCGCACGACAGCCCTGCGGCACAAAGATCGCCTCCGTTGTCTGCGTGGAATACGAATAGCGCCGACCATCCGCGAGTGTCGCTGCTGACCACTCACAGAGACAATCAAACCCTGATGACCGCTCGGCCATGGGGGTTTGGTTGTAGGTATCTGCTGCGGCACGATAGAATGCCTCCGCTTCAGGGGACGTGGGCGCAATGAAGAGCCGTAGACTAGTCATCGTACCTTATGCCCCCATGACAGTCGCCACCGTCAACCTTAGGCCAGTTGAATCGTGTCGGCCCCTGCAGCAGCCTCACGCTTCCGCGCCATCGCCAGATCCTCACCGGCATCGAACATGGACGCATCAGCACCCTCCTTCTCGGCCCCCTGCGCACCAAATACGGGGCCTGCCTTCACAGCCTTTACAGCCTTGGCCGCATCCTTTGCAGCCTGTGCGGCCGCTGCCGCCGCAGCCACCTTCTGACGCTTCTCCTCCTCAAAGAACGCCTCACGCTTCGCCGCATTCTCCTTGTAGGTCTTCATCAGCGTGTTCAGCTCCTCATTCTGATACTCCGACGACTCCACATCCTCCGGGTCCGGATCCCACGGCAGCCACTCACCGACATCGGCCACGTAGACATTGAAATACGGATCCTTCTTGCTGAGCGCCTTCGCACGGGCAACAGCCTGGTCGTGCGTGGAATAGACGCCGCGGACCTTGAGACCGTGGACCGTCGTCTGGAAGTTCTGCTCCTTGTGGAACTGATCCTCCAGTTTCTGACGCTGCGTGACGAGCCACTTCTCATAGTCCTCATTGATCGTGCTCTCCCGGAAGTCGGACATGTTGGTCTTCACATGGGTCTCCAGGTCCCCGGCGGTCTTGCCCGAGATCTCCGCACGCAGCTTCTCGAGCTTCGCGACGGCATCGCGCTTGGTCGCCTCGGCACCCGAGGCATCTGTCAGATCAGCATTGGCGATGGCCAGAGTCGCCTCAGCCAGCGCATCCTGAAAACCCCGGAGTTGGCCAAGGACGAAGGACTCCGTGGCCTTGATCTTGTGGTCGAGGGCGT